TATTAATCATTATTGCTTCCTTGGTAAGTAGTTGATACGCAATTTATCTGTGTTAGTTCCGATTACATATAAATCGTTTAGATTAAGTGTTAAATCCGCATGACCTTTATCGTCAGAGATAGACAGAGTCTGTCCCGCAGTAAGCGGAATACCATTAGCAGCATCAAGATTAGAATCTCCAATATATAACGTCCCAGCGTTACCTGCGTCAGCCGTTAATATAACTGACTGACAAAGTAAATGATCAGCTTCAATAGCAGCCGCGCTCGCCGTTACGGTTACTTCTGTTAATGTCGTTAAAACTACACCCATAACTTACCCCTTTTTAATAACAGGTTTTTGCTTCGGAGCTTCCTCGATTCGAGCTTCTCTTTCGGCGTTAATTGCTTTAAGTTCTAAAGCTTTTAAGTCCTGTTCAAGTTTCGCAATCGTACTATCTTTGTCCGACAGCGCGTTCATTACTGTTTGTTCTTTGCTGAGCGGCTTGATATAAGCTTTATGTTCTCCGTTAAGAGTCATTTTTTCTTTACCTTCAACCATTTCAATCGTACCCGCAGCGCTTCCATCTTCATACCAAAGGTTTCCACTATCAACTGGGCGCTCAAACGTCTTGCCATGCTTATTAATTCTCATTCTATAAGGATTGCGTTCTATAATTGCGCCCGTTTTTGGGTTTCTAATCTCTGTTCTAAAATCAAACATATTCTCTCCTTGTTGTTGTTATTCTAATATCCGATTACTTCAATAATCAACTGGTCAGGGGAAGTAAACGCAGCGTTAGCATGCTCTGCCGCTTTTCCGCTCGTCCCATCGTCTTCAAAACAAACGATTTTGTTAGCACTTTTATCCCACATGTATTCAAGTAATGGATCTGCTACGTCGCCTTCAATAACGATTAATGATTCAAGAAGGTTTGGACAACCTAAATTTGCATTAGTTAATGGAAGTCCGCCAGTTGGATAGTCTCCAGAACCAGTGGTTATAGCAAAAACTCTTCTTCTCTTTCCAGTACCTCTAACTACATCGCCATTGATTGGATCAAGGGCAGTATAAGTAAGGTCGCCGGCAGCTAAATCAGCCATATTCAATCTCCTTAAGTAAAAGGGGAGATTAGCTCTCCCCCCTGTTATTTATACCGTGGCTGCCACGTCGGAATTATTTCCAATTTCTTCAGGATCGTCAGAACACTCAGCAAAAGCAAAGCCTTTACCTGCAACGGTTCCGTCTACTCCAATGGTGTGCGAAATTTCTACTGAATCGCCCACAGCGAAAGCCACATTAACATCTTCAACAATAGCTTTACCTATTGCAAGAGAGGTTGTGATCTCAAGTGTGCTAACTGCGGATTCGTCTGTCGCAGAAAGTGGAGTTGGTCTCTTTTTAAAGATAACCGTTGGCGCTGTAGTAGTTCCAACTGGAATTTCACCCACTACAATAAAACCTGTTCTTTTCATGACACAAGGTTTTACACAAATGTATTCACCGTGATCAGCCGAAGAGGCTCCGATGTCCATTTCTCTAGTAACTCCCGCAGTGGTAGTGGCTAGAGGGATGTTTGGGACGAAATATTTTAGTAATCCGCCATTTCTATCATAACTCATATTAATTCTCCTTTATAATTCTTACGAACTAGTTAAATGTACAACTCTAGCTTCACCAGCGGTAGCGCTGTCAGACCAAACTTGACCGAAAGAGTAAATTCCATACCAAGCAACACCGTTAGAACGACCATAATCTTCAGCCATTTTAGCTCTCAATTCTGGATCTTCGGCAACGGCCATGATTAGTGCGTCTTGTCCCATGAAAATACCTTCACCAAGAACAGAACCAGTTCCAAGGGAACCGCTTAGTGCACTTGCGTGATTTACTTCGATGAAACGAACATTTTCCGCTCTTCCAACTTCACTATTAAACTTAGCGCTTGGATCAGTGTACTTTTTCCATTCTTCCCAAGCAGGATCTCTCATAAGACCACGTTTAGCTTTAGTAGCAATCAAACCAATGTAGTCGTCGCCAACCGCAGGTTCGATGTTAAGAGTAGAAAACATATAATCTCTGATCTCTTCAACATGATACATATTAAGATTTACAGTAGCCGCGGTGCTTGCAGTTCCGTCCGTGTCCATAGTTAGAGCAGATACTCCCGTAGGAATTGCTTTAACCATTCCAGCTTTAGCAGCCGTTGCAGCGTCAATATCAAGTGATAATTTCATTTGATTTTTTAACTGACGTTGGATTACGTTTTTTAAGTCAATGTGACTTAGGTCAGATGCAAAACTAGTAAATGGAACAGATCTTCCGTTCTCAGCTACAGTAACTGCTTGCATAGATAGAGTAATGTTATCTTCTGGGATTCTGTTGTTTTCGCTTAATAAGCTAGAACTTGGAACAGAGATATTACTTACTCTTGTGATATTGATTGACTCACCCATTTTTTTGCCATACCCGGCTTCTGGGCGAACAAACTGCATAAACTTTGTTTCAGCAATAGCTGCTTCTCTTAACTGAGAAGAAAGTTTATGGTTTTTATAGACGCCATTTGGTGCGTCGAATTGCCATTGAAAAGAACTCATGTCTTACCTTCCTTAGTTTGTTATATTCCCGCACAACCGAGCACAGGTATTAATTTAACTTACCACTTTGATGCTGATTGATTTGGGAGAGAAAATCAAGTTTCTTTTCGGGCGCCTGTGGTTGGGTAACCCCAGTTCCGCTTCCCGTGCTTACTTGCACTGCTGTTCGCGGCATTTCAACGCTCGGCTTGTCCGAATCGCTATAACGTTTCAGTTCTTCGCGAGTTTTTTGGGCTAATAGCTTCAATCCGTCTTTATAATTTCGTAAATCTTTTATGGCATCCCAGTTTTCAGTCATAATAGTCTGAACAAGCTTGTCTTTTACTTGTAAGTCCGGGTTAGCAGAATAAAACTCTTTCCAAAGTTGAACCGTGCGTTCTTTGTTAGTAGCCGCGGTGTTTATTTTATCCGTAACAGTCTTTTCGATTTTGGCTCCGTAATCCTTGAGAAATTTCTTGGGATCCCCATAGAAGTCCTCGTCAAACGTGTCGGGAGCCTCGCTAATGGGCTCTTGGGTAACCTGAGCTTGCATTTGTTGGGCATCTTCAAGGCCTTGACGATATGCGTCTTGTGCAAGTCTTTCTTCGGCCAATTTATCCGCATAGTCCCATGCGTCTTGTTGGGTCTCGAAAGTTTTGTTTCCAATCTTAATGTTTTCGCTCGCCGGAGCGGCAACGATCTCTTCAGGAATTGCTTCGGGTTGTGGTTCGCCTACGGCCATATCTTCTGGTCCGCCAATTACTGCCGCTTCTTCCGCTATTGGTTCTTGTATTTCTTCACTCATTGTTGTTCTCCTTATGTTTTGTGAGCTTTATGCTCTAAATTCTCAGTCACTTTCGCCTGGCGTTTCATCTCGTCTATCAGGTTTTGGTACACGCTTATTTCCGCGGCGATAGGTTCGAGTTTTTCGCCGCTTTTGTAACTCATTATTAGTCGATTTATTGCGCTTGATTTTTTACCCTCATAAACCGCCAGCAGTGCTGGGAGGGCTAGCCGAAGCGTTCGTCCTAGGTTTAGTTTTTCGATCTCTCGTTCGGTCATTGTTCATCTTTCCTTTTAGTGCCCTGGCGAGTTCTTCGCCGAAGTGATTTAGTTTAATATCGTATCTCTTTGTGGGTTGTTTCATTTAGTTGTCCTGTGCACCTGTGGGTGTTGCTCGACTGCCGGGAAATTGTGACTCTGGTACGCCTCCGCCCAATATTTCTTGTAAGCTTCCGGTGTCGGCTTGGGGTTGTTGGGATTGAAGATCAGGCCCGCCTTGTTGAGCTGGTTGTTGTGGCTGTTGAGCAGCGTTTTGTTGTTGTTCCATTTCTGGAATCTCGAGTTTGTTTTTATCAATGTCCAAACTTGTAAGAATCTCTTCCATAAGTTCGCCAAACGAATATTTTTTAACAAATTCTTCAACTAGAACCTCCGAGCCCCCAATGGTTTGTAACATTGTTGTTAGTTTTCTGAAGTCTTGAGACTTGTTTAGGGTCATAGAAACACCAAAAACAGTATAATGTAAGCCTTGAACTGTTTGGGCAAAGATGTCTTCGGGATCGAGTTTAGAAAGTTCCGCGCCCCGAGTTGGGCCGAACAACGCGACGAGCTCGTCTTCGTCCAGGTCTTGCCAACCTTGAGCCAGCGTTAGCCAAGCTAGTTCGAGTTCTTTTTGAATGGCCTTAGTTTCGTAGTTTTTTGCTACGCCCTGAAACACAGAAGTTATAGTATTACTTTGCTCGACTGTTGCCGTAGCACTAGTCTGCCTGAACGGAGTTACGCCCGATCTTAAATCACTAGTAAGAGCGGAACTGTTAAATTCTTGCTGTGCTACGTTCATCATTTCCATTCCCTCGCGCGGAACGTCGCCCGTGTTAAGGGTTTCCATGATTTTAACTCCCGGAGGTGCACTCTCATTGACTTTAATTGTCGTGCCGGGTTTTATTCCGTCTTCAACCTGCGAAGGATCGTCCAGCCAAGCCGTTCTAATTTGACTTATGTTGTTTACCGCTTTCATCGCCCCGTCGAGCATAAGGTTATAAATTTCATTAAGTGCATTGTTATGTTTCGTGGGCGCGTCCATTAGGGCTTTGTGCCAAACGCTTCCCGGAACCTCAATTAATGGGGCTACGTTATAAGGTGAGCATTGGTGCCATAATGGGTTTTCAGTCGGCTTACGGATTAAATATTTATCGTCCGCCATAGTGCACACGATGTTTTCGTACATAATATCGCCATCCGAGTCTAGGATCGTTCCCCAGAACTCAGTAATTTTAACTCTATGTCTGTGACTAGTGGTTAGGTTGTTTTGATTTGTCTCGCGCTCGCGACGAAGATCTTCCTCAAGATCGTCCTTGCCGTGCTTGCTTATTTTATTTACCTCACTCGCAATATAAAGAGGATTGTCGCCCTTAGAGAGTTTTTTTAACTCGTGCAAGTCGATCCACATGTCTTCGATTTCGTAGAGTTTGTTGCCCGTGGGATCCATGTAGAAATTTTCCTGGGGAATCAAATCAATCTTAAGCCTAAAACTCTTGTCTTCTTGTTTTATGAGTTGTTTGACTCGCTTGGAGCCCTTTTTCTTTTCTTTAGAAATATATTTTGGCTTAACCACGAGGTGTCCGTGGAGTTTAGAGATTTTAACTGCGCCCAAAAGTGCACTCTTCACACTGTGTCCAACGTGAGTGTAATAGTTTTCTTTTTCAAGATGCCGAACCAAAACTTTTTGAATCTCATCGGGCTTGATCAACATAGTTTGTTCCGCTTGTTTGTTTACCGCGTGAACTTTGAACCAGCTTCCCATATCGACCAACGCTTGCTGGAAGAACGAGCTTATTTGCTCGACTGCCATCGGCTGCTTAGATAATACTTCCGTCGATTGCCCCTCTTCTTTGTGTTCAAAATCGTGTCTCATGTGATACATGTTGAAATTATCTTCGTTCAGGCTCATTCGGCGTTGTTTGGCGTCGTAACCTTCGTCACGGCACTCGCGAACAAAATTCATTACCTTTTCGTCAATATCACTCTTACTTGATTTACTTTTTTTCGCTCGTGTAGCCATATTTCAGTGCTCCCCCATGAGATTTTTTCGTGTTACCTGCCCGCTTAGTAAAGCTATATTGTGGCGTAGGAATGTTACTTTGTATAGTTTTGTTTTGTTTGAAAACCCCGCCGCACAGATACTGAAAAGCGTCGTGCGGGTGAGAGTACATGTTTTTTAGTGGCCGAAGCTTCGTAGGTTCGATCTCTCCGTATGATTCGGGATACATAAAACCGCCCAAAAATCCCTTAGTTAGCATGGGACAATCGGACTCATTTACGATCAGCCCGGGACCTTGTTTTGTATGCCGGGTGAGAAAATGATTTACAGCACTCTTACGCTTTTCCCAAGTTACGTCTCCCGGCACAATGTTTCGCAAACCTTGTTTTCGCATCTCTAACATACAAGTGTTTGAGTCGGTGTCTTTTCTAAAGGCGCCCGAAGGGTCGATAAAATGCCGATAGTGTTGCTCGTGATCGTTCCAGGTTGGGTACTCGAGCATAAGTTGGGTCATTACTTTGGGCGCGAACGTGTCAATGGATTCGTTTAAACTAACAAACTCCTTAAGCACCACTAGTTGGTCGCCCTGCATTTGGCCCACAATACATGCGGGAGTCAGGCCAAAATCCCAACCACACAAAAGGGGCAGGCCGAGTTTTGGTTCGAGTTTCTCGTTGGTGAGGTGAATGTTTCGATTGAAATCCCCATAAACAGGAAGGCCCTCAAAACTATCCCAATTCAACTCGTACTCGCGCAAATATTCTCGGCGGGGCATCGAATTGGCAATAGAAAGTCTATATTCTTCGCTTCGCTTGTGCGGATTGGCGGTGTAATGAATTTCCATAACCATAAATCTATTGTCTTTGTTTATCCACGTCGTGATTCCTTGCATAGGGTTTTTGGCTGTCGCCGGACGTGTAGAAAGATCAATGTCACTCTTAATGGTATCAAAGACGACCTTTTTAAAAAATCCCGGAGCGGGTGAGGAAATTAAACTCATCCGTCCCCCTCCCTCGAGAGTAGGAAACGAAGCGGAATAGAATTGTTGAGCTTCGGGCCAGAACGCGGCTTCGTCGCCAAGAATACCCGAGAAGGTAAACTGACGAAGCTGATCGGCTCCCATAGGAAAGCCTTGAATCTTACTGTTGATCTCGGGAAATTCCAACACCGGAGGTTGTTGTTTAACTTTTTTCTTAGGCAACAAGCTCTTCGGCAATACGTCCTCGGGAATGTGGTCATAGATAAAAAGTGCTTTTTCAATCAATTCCTTACTATCGTCTTCTTTTTTAGACACGAAAGCATTAAATCGACCCGAATGAAACATAGTGTCCCAGAGGTAAAGCGAGATATTAATCCAACTTAACATCATTCGACGAGATTTAGGTGTGATCAAGAGTGGATATTTTTGCCAGATTTTACAATAGAGCTTTAAATATTCATAATCGTCTATGGGAAGTTTTTTAATTGGCGAATCCGAATCGACTTGATCAATAGTGTAAACGCAATCGCGTATAAAAGCTATAGGATCGTTTCGGTATTTGTTATAACGAGCTAACAAATCGCTCATTTAACACCCTTACGAAATAAACTCACGCGCTGCTCAACTTGGAAATTTCCTTGGGGGCTCTCATTAGTCACGTCCGTCGGACTAGTTTTATCTAAGTTGTTATCAAACATCGGCTCGGACCGTTTGTCCGTGGTTATAACGTCCTGTCCGCGAAACAAACTTTCGTTCTGGCCCTTGGCCTTCGCTTCGGTATAAACACTAGAGTCTCGGGTTTTGTGGGCGCTGAGTTGTTTCATAAAGCCACTTTGCTTCGTGCTGGCTTGGGCTGTTTGCTCCGCCCGGATCTCACGATTAAGTTTAATTCCTGCGTCTTTGAAAAAGCTCTTACTCTTTTTTGCCACTGTTTTCTCCTTTGTCTTTTTTTCCTACGCCCGCATGAGTGGGTACGTTGTTTAAAATCCATTCATCCATGGGGTCTCGGTTCGCTTCGATCTCGAGAACTTCCTCTACCTCGCGAGCTTCCGCCCCCGCCAGGCTGTCAAGTTTTAACATAAGATCAGAAAGTGCGGCGCCTTCATGCGCGACCGTTTGAGTCGCCTTCCCAGTTACTTTTTCTAACACCCACTTGCTGGTATCGACTTTGAGTCGCTGGTCATGGACGCTGCCGTCTTCTATTGTTTCTTCCATAACTTTCATGGCTTGCGGCATGGCCTTTTTGAATCTCTCTTCGATGCTTCCGCCGAAATGTTCTTTTTGAATCTCGCGGATCCGTTTTTGGACCGCTTGCGAGGTGACAATATTGCTTACCCAACTTTGTGTCATGCCGATCTGGGCACAAATTTCTTTTTGCCTCATTCCGCTGGCGGCCATATAGGCTATAGTTTCGTATTTATAATTTCCCAGTTTCTCTTCCCACTCTTGTTCTTGCTGAGTGAAGCTTTGGTCTTCGGGAATTTCTTCGGGGTCGGGAAAAAAAACTTCTATTTCTTTATTATCGGCGCTCAATATGATCTCTCTTTGTTATGTTTTAATTTATGCCTATGGCACTGTTAAATATCAGCAAGTCTTCTAGCTTCTTCAGCCGCGTTTATTTCATTAACCTTTAAATCCATAGCATCAAGCTTATCTTTTTGAGTTCCATGCAAGGTATTTATGAGAGCATTGTAAGCCGCAGCACTCATAACCGATTTATTTGGATTAGCTTGCCTAGCTTCTCCAACGCTCTGCCACTCTTCTTCTCTACAGTTCATTGGATAGTCATCGGGCATTGAAGCATTGATAGCTGCAAATGGTCCTTTGACTTTCTCTGAATCTTTAAATGTTTTATCTATAATTACTACTAACATAATATCTCCTAGTTTGCGATCCATGTATGAGTTGCTCCACGAGCTGAGTTAGGACGAAACGCGTAATAAGCAGCGTCTACATAAGTCTCTCTTGAGGCCCCGGCTACCCACTGTGTTTTAAAGTTCCAACCCATAGACTTCTGACTTGGAACATGAGTTGTATGCGTGGCCGCTAACACTCCATCTATATAAAACGTAACCTCTGTTGCGTCGGTATTAATAATAGATTCTAGAGCTACCCAGTTTGTATCAAAAGCAATTCCTGTGTCAGTAGTTGTAGATGTATTGTTAAGTCTAGTTAAAGCTACCCAGTTAGTTGCGCTTATAGTTCTGTCGATCATTAAGCCAAAAGAGTTAGAGCCAATAATGTTAAATACATCGCTAACGCCTTGGAATACTATCACATCGTTTGTCGCATCCACCGTGTTAATAACTTTTAAATTAATTCCAGTACGAAACTCTGCTCCGCTAGTGTGAAAACGCATACACTTAAAAGCGTTAGCCATATAAGAGTATCCAGAAGCAGCGGTTCCTGGGCCATATCTATGAATACCGATTCTGCCCTCATCGCCACTAGTTAAATCTTTTCTAAGACTCAAGGCTCCGGTTCCAGACTTTGCTCCAAATAAATTCATAGGTCCATAAGGAGTAATGTAAGAGTTAGCTGCAAATTCTTCTTTATATATCTGCCACTCAGCCGCGAAAGGATTGTTAATAGTTCCACCGCCGCCGCCTCCTAAATCAGCAATAGTTTGAGCAGTAACTTTTTTCAAAGCCCCACTATCACTAGCGTCACTTATAAGTATTTCATCAGTAGCTGCCGCAGTAACTGTAGATTTATTACTAATAGCAGTCGAGGCTACTACTTGTGCTCCATCGGCTGTGCTTGTTACCTCGCCGCTATGATTAGGATGAGTATAAGATGTTGTATCTGAGTAATCAGTAACTACTCCAGCATCGTCTTTAGACTTTAAAACCTTAGAGGTTGAATCGACATAAAGCTCTGTTGTCCCACTTCCTGGTGTGTCTGGAACTGTTTGGTTTGTTATATTTATTTTAGCCATTTTATTCCCCTGTTAGAAATTCTAATCCCTGTGCCAATAGCACTTTATCATTTAACAAATCGTCATTAGCTTTAATGTCTAATGCTCTGGTTTCTGCTTTTAATGAGTGACCATGAGCCAATAGCATTAAGTTTCTTATTACAAAATTATTAACACTCTCATTCTCCTTTTTAGCTTGTTGATAAAACTCAACTAAATAAGGATCTTTAGCTTTAGGTATTACCAAACTTATATCTCTATCTTGTGCGCTTGGTTCTTTTGGTGTAAACGCCATTCTCTCTCCTAAGATAATTCTCGCCATGTAAGCGAGCCTTCAACTGTTATGTTATTTGTAATTGGTCTAACGACTAAAACTATTTCATCAACAGTGTTATCAATCGCAGCACCTAGTCTTAATGTACTATCAAGTTTTGGTGATATAGGTAATGTTGTAGAAAAATAACCTCCATCAATATGAGTACCGTTTGTTACTGTGTTAGTGTTTGCTCCAGTCGCTACTTGTATCGCGCTGTTGGTTACATCGGCATAAGTAAAAGTTCCAGCTACAGTAGGATTAAATTGTAACTCCCAGTGAGCTAAATCATTTTGTGATGTAGCAAGTAAAGATAAGTTTTTAAGTATCACGTTAACATCAACATGAGTAGATTTTAGTCTAACTCCCAGAATAGCATATTTAGTCCCTGTCCCTAATCCAGTCACAGCTCCACTATCTTCATGTCTGAGTATTCCTAAGTTAGTTACTCCACCTTCACTAGCAACACTAGAGCAAAGATGAACTAAACTAGCGGCTGGTCCTGTTCCATCGTTTTCAATTTCATATCTTAAAGGTAAGTTAGGCGTAGACATATAAGCTAGAGATTCAATGTTAGCGTGAAGAAACTCATGACAATAAATTGGAACTCCAGCGTTATAAAAACCCATCCTAACTCTACCTACTCCTAACCACTCAAAGTCTATAAACATAATTTGAGTCTTAGTAGGATCTAGAGTTATACCACTAGTTCCAGTCCCATCCATTTTATCAAGATTAAAATTAGCTTGTTCAACTACTGTATCAACTGCTGAGCCAGAAGTATAAGTTCTTCTTACTACGGACATTACGCTGTCTTTAATCATAAAGAACAAACCATTATTGTCATCAAAGTAACCAAGGCAAGCGGTGTTACCAACTCCTGCATCTTCCAATACTGCGGTTAAAACTACTAGTTGAGATTTTCCAGGTTGATA